TCCCATATCGAGTCGTCAATGGCGTTGCAGGTTTCAAGTTCAGAAGGATCGATGAACTTCCGGGGCCTAGATACATGGCACCAATGCACCAACCAGCAAGATTGTTCAACGCAGTTGATCTACAAAAACCTTCGGATACCATTGCAATTTGCGAGGGAGAGTTGGATGCAGTCATTGCAAGTCAACTCTTGCCTTCAGTTGGAGTGCCGGGAGTTAAAGCTTGGCGACCACACTTCAATAGATTATTTGGTGGCTATCGAAGAGTCCTTATCTTGGCAGACAATGATGACAAGAAAGATGGATCTAATCCGGGGATGGAGTTGGCCGAGAAAGTTTTACAAGAAGTTGAACACGCAGAATTGATACCACTTCCACTCGGAAGTGATGTAAACTCTATAGTATTAGATGAGGGTTTAGATGGGCTACGAAGGAGACTGGGAATAGATGAGCGAGTATGAGTACGGAATCAATAGATCCAATGACGATGCAGAGTTTGAAAGACTTACTGGAAAGCTTCGGCCTAAGAGTCCTAAGTCTAAATATAAACCCGGATCTGCCTTTGGCCCTCGAGATAGTAGTTCAACTACCGCAGACCCGGTGATGAATCAGTTCGTTGCTGACTCGTGGGATATTATCGATGAGCTTGGCAACCTACTGATTAGTAAGCAAAGAGACTACGGCCCGGGCAATATCAACAATGCATACGGTGGCCCTATCAATGGGTTGATGGTTCGTATGGGTGATAAGTTTGAACGACTAAAGAATCTACTTGCATCCGGTGAGAAGCCACAGCATGAATCCATTGAGGATTCCTTCAAGGATCTTGCTAACTATTGCATCATTGCCATGATGGTCAATCGTGGAAAGTGGCCAGAGAACAAGTGAAGAAATTTTTTTTAATTGCAACTCTTGTAATTACATTGGTGTTCTTCGTTGCTAAGTTTGTAATGGATGCCATCATCGAGCTAGAAGATGAGGACTAATGCAAGAGAAAGATCGTGCTGAGGATCACCTCGAAGATCTCGTGCATATATCCGCAGCACACATCCATCGCAGGTTTGCTGGCTATGTAGATAAAGAGGATCTAATTCAAGAGCTTCGAGTCTATGTTCTTAAGCGACCTCACTTGGCCAAGATGTTGGATGAGGCTTACGAAGTAAGCAAGGATGAGACTAAGTGGGTAGCAAGGCGGATCATGGCACGATTCCGCAGGACAGTTGAGAAGTATGCAAGGAAAGAGAAGGCCGCAAAGCTTGGCTATTCAACCGGCGATGAGTTCTTCTATGACACGATAACGATAGCCAAGATGTTGCCAGTTGCATTTGAATTTGATTCATACGGTGCAGTAATGGTTGACAAGGTAGACGATGGCACCCCACGCAAGCCATCAGTTCCAAGTGAGGGTGGCAATATCTTGGCTGTAGTAATTGATATTAGATCTGCAATAGATCTGCTAGATGCGGATGAGCAGGTGATGTTACGCAATAGGTATTCCAATAGCCCAATGACTTTGTCTGAGATAGCAGAAGAGATGGGCATAAGTGATTCAACAGTAGATAGAAAGATTCAAGGCTCACTAAGAAAGATCATCGATCACTTAGGGGGGCCAACGCCTTGGGTCTGAAGATAGTTCTCGAGAGATACGAAGTTGTTCTCGCTGCTAACACAGCGATTGAACGCTATGTATCTACGATGAAGAACCAACAGATGCGTGGACTACAGGACATGGATGCATGGCAGAGAATCCTTCTCGATGTTGATGGTGCCGGTGCAGAGATAGCAGTAGCTAAGTATCTTGGTGTCTACTGGGGTGGTGCCTTCGGTCAAGGTGGTGTAGATATTGAACCCAATATCGATGTTAAATACACAAAGCATGAGCAGGGTAGATTACTTGTTAGACCCGATGCTAAAGATGATGTGAAGTTTGTATTGGTTAGAGGTGGTATGCCTAACTACGAGCTGATTGGTTGGATCATGGGTGCAGAAGCAAAGAACCCGGAGTGGTTGGATAAACCTGACTGGCGTAGACCAGAGATCTATTGTGTACCAGAGGAGAGTCTAAGAAAATTCAGAGGGAGTTACAATAACTAATGGCTACATACGAATACAGTTGCAGTAAGTGTGGGATCAGCGTTGAGATCGAACGCAGAATGACAGAGGAAGAAGCTGCACCTAAATGTGATTGCGGTTTGATGATGTCTCGAGTATGGACAGCAACGCCTACAGTATTCAAGGCCGGTGGTTTCTACTCGGTAGATAATCCAAGGACATAAAAGACTAAAGCCCTCCCGAAGGAGGGCCTTAGCACCTAGAGTGGAGGATCAAGTCCACTACATTTATTGTATCACTATCTTCCGTATTCTTCTTTGAGGAACTTGCCGCAGTATGGCCATGGCTTGAAGCCACGATCAGCATAGATATGAAGAGCTACATGGAACTGTTCTCTTAGAGTGGCATCCTTCGCTGGGGTGCCGCTGCTGCCACCATGTGCAACCCAAGTCCGGGGGAACTCAATCTGAAATGCTCCCTGAAATTGTTTGCGTGTGCCGCTGACAGCATTAAGTCGACCATTGGATTCACACTTGGCAAGTTTTTGCCAAGCTAAAGGTAGGTCGGTGAGTTCAATATCCGACACGAATGCCGGCTCCGGTTTGATTACCGGAGGGATCATTACGATAACCGGCTCCCGAGGGGTTAGCGTTAAAGCTAACCCCATGGCAACCGCTCCGAGCATGAAGCGATGAAGCATTTATTTATCTCCAATCATGATCGCAGCTATGAATGCCACGATCGGGATCATGATTAGCAAGGGTTGATCCTCGCTAATTCCCACCGGTAAGGTGAAGAATATTAGAATGAATAAACCGAAACCGATCAAGCGATTACCTCCGAGATCGCTCCGCATTCGGAGCATTCGGGGATCTTCTGCCCATTCGGTATCGGCTCCGGGTAATCCTTGCCGCATTCGCAGCGGTAAGTGTAAGGGTAACAGCTCACGCATGAATAAGCTCCGCATCCGTAAGTCATTAGGCCACCTCATAGATAAGCTTCGATCCGATCTTATGGATCGCCTTACCCTTAGCTCGCAGCGATACGATTACCCCTCGAGGATCGAGGGCCCGGAGATCGTGAAGATCTCCATCGATAACCGGTATCCCATGCCATCGATCCGGCACCGGAGATCCCTTATCGATCGGCATTACGATAGCGACATTCGCTCCGGTTAATACCTTAGCCCGGATCTCTTCGATCGAATGGCCGGCGGCCGAAAAGGTTAATCGATACCCGGGCACCGGCTCGGGATCTCGATCCCATCGCTTCGAATAATCATAGACGGCGGCACCTCCGGCGATAGCTCGATCGATCAACCATGGCGAGGCGATCTCCCATGCTAGATCGGAGGCGACATTTAACCGGAGGCCCCACTTACCGAATGCTCGAGAGTATCGATCGACATCGTGAGCTAATAGAATCGAGGCCGCTTCGGGTTGATCCATGAGCAGCGATACCCGGGCAGATCTAGCCCGGATCACACTCTCGAATGCTCCCCGGCCATGCGTAAGAACGCATAGATCCTTGCAATGCGTGAAAAATTTGCATGTAGTGGCCGGCCCATAAGCAGCCGGCGTTAGCGTTAGCCCGGCGATACCGTAATAACCCGGCACCTCGAGACTTAGCTTCTTATTACTATCCGATCGGATTAGATAGCTCGGCACCTTGATGCCATAGGCGGCGAAACTATCCGCCGCTAACCTCCGAGCCTTAGCGACATCGAGACCGGAGATCGAGCCGGGATCCGGTAAGGGATCCCTCTCTCTTATATTGATTAGACTACGCATGAATTGATCCTTATCTTCTAGGTTAGGCGAGACGATCTCACCATGGCAAGGCCCGGAGCTAATGCCCCGGGCCCCACCATAATTAGATCGAGCTTCTAATCCTCATCCCCTCCATCGATGAAGCATTCGAGATGATGGCCCTCGATTAGGGCAGACACCGGAGCTTGATCCTTACCTCGCCACTTAACCCCGGCCGGTAGATCGATAAGCTTGCCCCACTCTCGGGCCTTAGCTGCGTTAATAGCGGCGATGCATGGATCCACCATCGAGACCGGCACCGGCGGATAGTGATTACCGGTTAGATGGATCGAGAGAGATCTCTCGAGGGTTAGATCCGGGTTAGAAGCTAGATCGGCGGCAAAATTACGGCCCATTTATTTAACCGCCTTAAGTAGATCCTTAAGCTCGGCCTTGATCGCTCGAGCTTGATCCCCTCGCCATGTTGACATGTTGCTTAATGCGTATCGGACAACACTCTCGGCCGAATCTGCGAAATATTGATCGGTGATCTTATTCAATAGCTGCATCGCTTGAATATAATCTCGAGCATAGATCGAGGCGTTAGATCGATACCATGGTGAGCCCATGATCTCCCCGGCGATGGTTGATAGTGATCGAGGCCCGGCCTTAAGCTCCGGGATGGCCTTAGATGCATCCCCGAGAGTATCTCCCGAGCTTGCATCGATCACCATTAGCATGCCCGAATCGAGCATGGATCGGACAAGATCCCCGGAGCCCCGGCGATCGGCTTCTTGCATGAATTGATCGGTGAAATTGCTCATTTATTGATCCTTAATCTAGGTTGATACCGGCGATCGGTATCTCCGAAAGCTCGAGCCGGTAAGCTCGAGCCCTCGAAGCTAACTATCGATAGCTAATCCTTAAGCTGCGTTAGATCTAACACCTTAAGCTTACCCTCCGGGAGCTTCTCTTCGGTAGTGATCCACCATTCGAGGCCCTCGAGGCGGCGAGATAAATCTCCATTCAATAGATCACGCTTCGATGGATCATAATAGATCGCTACGGTGATCCGCTTCACGCCATCGCTCATTTCTTCACCTCCCCGGGAAAATAGCAGCTAATGAGATCCCCGAAACAATATCCGGATCCTGTCCACCATACATGGCCGGAGATCCATACGATCCCGGCGAATAACACGATCCCACCGATTACCCCGGCCCATCGCCGGCGATATACCGGTGAGCTTAGGATCCGGCGAGCTGCGGCCCTCATCGCTTCGCTCCCTCGATGGCGGCGATCCCATCGATAAGGAATCGGACAAGGCCTCGAGCAGCTCGAAGATCAAGCTCGAGGGTTACCGCTTGATGATCCGGATCGGCGGCGTATCCTTTCGCCGCCACGATCGACACGCTCGAAGCCGGAGAGTTATACCATCCGGCGACATAATCCCGGGAGCCCACCGGAAGCGTGATCGCCTCGGCGATCGATACCGTATCCGGGCGGCTCATGCTGCGGCCTCGATGGATCCTCGAGCTATCTTCGAAGCAGCGGCCCGAGCTGCGGCGGCGGTGGCGTAAGCTTGAAATTCTCCTACGGTGTCGATCTTCCCATTCCGGCATTCTCGGATGGTGTAGAGCCGGGCCGAATTGTGATCGAATTGCTCGGAGGTAATGAAGAAGCGGCCACCGATTACGATCTGGCCGATCCTCGATCTAAAAAATCGCTTCGAAGCTGCATCGAAGAAATGGCCACCGGTTGACCGGTGATCGGCTTCGATCTCTTCGATCGTAGAGTAATGAGCTAATGACATGAGCTTGATCCTTTCGCTAGGTTAAATCGATGCCAGAGTAAGCATCCGGAGAGCCTCGAGGTATTAGCTCGAGGCCTACCGGCTACCGGCTCGCAGCTTCCCGGTATTCTTCGGATCCGTAACCGGTTAGATGATCGTAAATCTTACCGGATAGCTCCTCGAGAGCTTCGATCGCCTTTCGGTAAGTGTCGATCGATTCCCGGGCCATGGTGGCGATGATGCCGGTTTGCATTACGCCATCGATGAGAGAGACCTTATTAAGCTCCGAGATCTGAAGCTCGAGAGCCCGGGTCGCATGATCGAGAGCCGAATCTAAGGCCTCGAGCCGGCGGTTATCGATGATGATCTTCGAAGCATCGAGGAGATCGGTATTCGATCTAATGATGGTAATTGACATTAGCTTGATCCTTTACTACTAGGCGGCCGGTTTGATGCGGCCGGGTTTGCCTCCGATGGTATCACGATAACAGCTTAAAAAGTCAAGCTTATTTTCAAAATATTTTTTCGGTGTCGATGATCCACCGGCGAGCTTAGACCCGAGCTTGATCCCGGATCCTCGAGCTATTCCCGGCGGCCATCGATGCAAGCTCGAAGAGCTGCGGCCCGGATCCCTCCCGGCAAGCTTGCAAGCTCCCCGGATCCATGCCCTAGATCTTAGGCGATTACTTAGATCCGGATCTTAAAAATGGCCCTAGCTTCGGCCGGCCGGCCCGGCTCCATGTCTCCCCGACACGCCGTAAAAGCTACTTAACATAATGTTAGTTATCGGCTTATAGGGGTTCGACACGCCGGCAAGGCAAATTGACCCGGGTGCTTAAAGCGGCTGGGGCCCCTGTATATATGTACCCAGAAAAATATTTTTGATAGGATCTCGAGCTGTAAAATAGGCTCTGAACAGGACTTTTACACACAATGGATAGAATGTGATACAAATCACAGGGCATAGTGTGGGATAAAACCCATTTATCCCGGCTTATATATAGTAGGAGGATAATTACTTGCTAAAGTAATTAGACGACTACACCGGCTCTAGGGAGCCGGAGCGAGCCCTAGCGAGCAAAGGCGACCTAAAAGCCCCTAGTAAATGCCCAGTAGTCTGTTCTTTTTCAGAACCGCTAAACCCAATGAAAAATCTTTGGCGACCACGCCAGCGAAGCTGGCGAGGAGAGATATGAGTAAACAAGAAGAGACAGCCAAGATCAAGGCAAAAGTAATCCGTCT